ATTACACATTAAATTAATGTTAATGCAGGGAGATTAAAATTATGCCAACACTAGTATCACCAGGTGTATCAGTATCAGTTGTTGATGAATCTATGTACGCTCCGGCAGGTCAAGGTACAGTACCATTAATCGTAATTGCTTCAGCTCAGGATAAAACAGATCCAAGCACAGGTAATACAGCAATAGGTACAACTTCAGCCAACGCCGCGAAACCGTTCTTAGTAACATCACAAAGAGAACTAGTTACTACCTTTGGCGAACCATCATTTAAATCATTACAAGGAACACAAATCCACGGTGATGAGAGAAATGAATACGGTTTGCTATCAACATATTCATATTTAGGAATTTCAAATAGAGCTTACGTCATCAGAGCAGATGTAGACTTAGATGAATTAGAAGCTCAATCTACAGTACCTCAGTTAGCACCAGCTAATGGAACTTACTGGTTAGATTTAGCCAACACAGATTGGGGTTTGTTTACAGCAAACACTACAACTGCCGCTTGGGGCAAAATAACACCTACAGTGTTAAATGACGCACCGAACGATTCAGGTAGTGGAAAAGTTGCTAATAACGGTAACCCAAAAAAAACTCATATGGTTCAGACAAAGAGTACGCAATCGTTGCCTCTGTATCACCAGCAATACTTTACCAAAAGATTTCCACAACTTGGGAAAAAGTTGGATCAAGTAACTGGGCGAGTGCAACAGGCTCACCGGCCGCTTACATCTTACCAGGTACAGGAACTGCACCAACAATTGGTGCTACAGGTATCTACCACGATGTTTGGTTAAAAACAACACCAGGTGGACAAGGTGCAAACGTATCAGTCAAGTCATACAGCACGTCAACAAACGGATGGACATCAACTCCAGCACCTCTTTATTCAAGAGATGATGCGGCAACAGCCACAGCTGGAACGTCAATAGCGACTAATGATGTTTATGTACAGTTTGATGATTTTGATGACGGCACGATATCAGATGAACTTAAAGCTAACACAATAATCAGCACAACTGCTTTAGCAACTTCGGCTGTTTCTAAGAGAGACATTTTAACAAATGGTGGAGCGACTTCTACACCGGTAATAATGTATCAATTAAAAATTAGATCATCAGGAGCAACTACAACACTTACAGGTAATGCGGCATCACTACACAGTGGTATTAATTTAACTGGATCACAAGATGGTTTACATTTTGTGCTTAATGGTGTAGACGTAACTGTTACAGCATCAGGTGGTGCAGGTTCACAAGTTTCACTTGCTGACATTGTAGCAAAAGTAAACTCGGTACAAGCTTCAACAGGAAACGTTGTAGCTGAACTTGATTATGCTAGTGCAACAAGACAATATTTAAAATTAACAAGAGCAGGCGGATATGGAATTTATATCCACGATGGAACAGCGTCAGGAAACACTATCGCGGCTTCAACGGCTGACCTAGGACTTACAGATAACGTATCTTCAGGTTTAACTGCATTCGTTTATAAATCACTTTGGACTGATGCTACATATGAAGCAAACGCAACTACTCCAAAATCAGATCCAATAAACGGAACTCTATGGTACAACTCATCACAAAATGCAGATATCTATATCGCAGAAAATGATGGCGGTACTATGAAATGGCACGCCTATGCAAACTCAAAAGATAGATTTACAGTAGGTTCAGTTGTGTCAGGTGGTTTAAGAGACTTACAAATGGTTTCAGCGGAACCGACTAAACAGTCAGATGGAGTATCTTCATTAGCAAACGGTGATGTTTGGATTGATTCAGATGCATTAGATTCGTATCCGAAAATTTACAAATATAATAGTGCAACAAGCAAATGGGTTCTATTAGACAACACTGACCAAGGCACTGACGCAGGTGTATTATTTGGTGATGCAGTAGGTAATCCAGGTGGAGCAGATGAAGATGCACAGAATTGGGGATCAGTTTATTCTTCTTTTGATTCTGACGCACCGGATCCATCAGTATACCCAGCAGGTATATTATTGTTTAATACAAGATTAAGTGGTTACAATGTTAAAAAATATGTAACGAATTATACTTTTGATGGTACAAACAATGGTAGTACTTGGGTAACTGAATCAGGTCTAAAAACAGACGGTTCACCGTATATGGGTAGAATGGCACAGCGTCAAGTTATTGTTACGAAGATGCAAGCCGCTTTACAAGGAAACGAAGACATCAGAGCAGAATCAAGATTCTTTAACTTGATAGCCGCTCCTGGTTATCCTGAACTATTAGATGAAATGATCACTTTAAGTGTAGACAGAAAACAAACTGCTTTTGTACTTGGTGATACGCCATTTAGATTAAATGCTTCTGGCACATCTATACAGAACTGGGCTACTAACACAGCAAACGCACCAACAAACGGAGAAGATGGTTTATTATCAGCTTCGCCATATGCGGCTGTTTATTACCCATCAGGCTTTACATCAGACTTATCAGGTAACAACGTTACTGTTCCGGCAACACACATTGCTTTAAGAACATTAGCATTTAATGATCAAGTTGCATTTCCTTGGTTTGCACCAGCAGGTTATACAAGAGGTTTAGTTAATAACGCAACCTCAGTAGGTTATATAACAGGCGAAGGTGAATTCCAAGCAGTTACATTATCAGAAGGTCAAAGAGACACAATGTACGCAAACAAGGTTAATCCTATTGCGTTTATCCCAAATAGGGGTTTAATTGTGTTTGGACAAAAGACTCTACAACCAACAGCGTCAGCTTTGGATAGAATCAACGTAGCAAGATTAATTGTGCATATGAGATATCAATTAGACTTGTTAGCGAAACCTTTCTTGTTTGAACCAAATGATAGAATAACAAGGGATCAAGTCGTAGATACATTCAACAGATTTATGGAAGATTTAATGTCTAAAAGAGCATTATTTGATTTCCTTGTAGTCTGTGATGAAACAAATAACACAGGTGCTAGAATTGATAAGAATGAATTATGGATTGATATTGCAATACAACCAGTAAAAGCAATTGAATTCATATATATTCCACTTCGTATCAAAAACACAGGTGAGAGTTTAACGAGTTAATATTAAGGGGATAGGAAACTATCCCTTTAAATTGCCTTTACAAATTTTTTTGTAACATAGAAAAAACCAGTAAAGAGTAAATAAATTATAAGGAGAAGTAGACAATGGCAACACTTTCAAAATTTGGTGTACCAATCGACGGAGCAACAGGTAGAGGTGGTATCTTACAACCTAAATTAAAATATAGATTTAGAGTGAGATTTACTAACTTTGGTAACCTAGGCGCATCTCCATTGCAACTAACACAACAAGTAATGTCAGTAACGAGACCTAAGGTGTCACACGAGGAAGTACCAATTCATTCGTACAACTCAATTGCATATATGCAAGGTAAACACACTTGGGAAGCAGTTACTATTACTTTACGTGATGATATCAACAACAACATTTCTAAACTTGTAGGTCAACAAGTTCAGAAACAAATGAATCACTTTGAACAAACATCAGCTGTAGCTGGTTCAAATTATAAGTTCGGTACTAAGATTGAAGTCTTAGACGGTTCAAATAATGCAGAATTAGAACAGTGGGACGTTGAAGGTTGTTTCTTACAGAACGTTGATTACTCAGACGGTGATTATGCAGTGTCAGAACCAGTACAAATTATCTTAACAATCAAATACGATAATGCGATACATCAAGCACCTAGCGATACTATATTCCCTCTAATATCAGTCGGTCTTGGTGGTACAACCGTATAATATTAGTCTATAACTTAATAGATGTCAGGTATAGTTTTAAAACCAGCAAATAGAGCCGCTCAACTTTATGTTGGCGGCTCAGACGTGCAGTCAACCCCTAGGCAACAACACCAGTTTGTTCTAGTATATAACCTGTACCAATTCGCGGCAGATGAGTTCCTAGAAGAAAGATTAACTTATCTCAAAGAATTCAGAGACAGATTACATTTTCTTTGCAACACATTTGACGCACCAAAATTCACGATACAACAAGATGTTATAAATCAGTATAACAGAAAAAGAGTGATCAATAGAAAAATTGATTACGATCCAGTAACAGTGAGAATGTATGATACTGTCGACGGATTAGGAATGAAGTTTGCAAGAACTTTATATGAATTTGAATACAAGAATGCAAGACTTTATAAAGAGTCTCCATCGGATAAAGAGAACGATGAAAAACACAATTATTTGCAAACAGTACTTTTAAATAGTGATAGGTTCAGAGACAGTCATCATTTTGGAATGAGACAACACTTTATCAATTCACACAGACTATTAAAAAGTATTGACTTCTACCAAATATCAGGTGGAACTTATAGTAAGACAAG